GTGATCGTGCTGCTCTCGTGGATGGCTGCGCCTATCAGCTTTGGGTTCGAGCCCGAGGTATTCCTATAGCAGCCCACGCCCACGCCATAGGTGCCCGCTTGATTCGTGGCGGGGCGGTCCAGATAGGCCGCCATGACGCCCACGTTTTTCTCGCCCGTGCAAGTCATCCGTACATGTATGACGTTGGTGCCGCTGATCAACGTCGTGGCATCGGCCAGCCCGACGATCGTGGCCAGGTCGGCTATCGGCATGGTCTTTGAGGCGCACTCTCTTAGGTCGCCGTAGGTGTCGGGCGCATTGCACGGCCAGGTTATGAGGCCGTCGCCGTCTTGCGTAGCCGCCGAAGACAGCACCGGCCCGGCGTCCCGAGCGTCTGAAAAGTTGGTCAGGAGGAGCTTGATCCAAGTCAGCCCGCCGCTCGGTGCTGGCGCGGCGGCGGCGCCGCCTCGGGTGCCGGGTGCTGTAGGTCCGGCAAGCATTAGACCTTCTCCGATGTGCGCTCGTAGAATGCCAGGTCGTAGACGGTGCCGACGGTCGCGGAGAAGATGGCGACATACTGGCCGGGCTGCACTGGAATGAGCCCGCCCTTGTCGGCGACCAAGCTCCCGGCGGCGGTGCCGTCTTGCGCGGCGCTCAAGTTGGTGGCGGCGTCCACGCCTTCCAGCCGAACGCGGGCAAGGTTCGCACCGGGCACGATCTCCAGAAAGTAGCACCCAGCAGGGGCGCGGATCAGGTCTGGGTAGTTGGCGTTCGATGCGTCCAAGGTCAAGCCAGGGCGGAAGGTAGACCCGGCAAGAGTGATAGCATCGGTGCCCTGAAAAAAGTCGCGTGAAGCTCCGGCCATGGTGCTCTCCTTTGTCCCAACCGTAGCACTCTGCGCGCATTATCGCACGTATTGTGCCAGATACGGGGAGGCGGTGCGGGCCGTGGTCAGGACTGCGGCGTGGCTTGTTGGGTGCGCGGGACCGTCTGGAAGATGACCTCTCCCGGCCATGTGCGGCGCGGGGTCTCCATCACTTGGCACAGGATGCCCGTCCCGCCCAAGCTGGTGGAGTCCACCGATACCGTGTCACCAGGGCGCAGGCTGCTCCACAGGTTGGACACCATCGCGGAGAAGGTGCGCCGTGGTAGGGCGTTGGTCTGCGCCAAGATGAGCCCCGCACGGATCGCGGCGTTGCGGTTCTGTAGGACAGTCGAGCTGACAGGCGAGCCAGGGCGCGAGCCGTAGGCGTGAACGCTTGCACTTGCGGCGCAGAGAGCCGACTGATCAGGGCCTACGGTCACGGTCTCCGAGTAGTCGCCCAGTCCGTAGCGATACGCAAAGCGCATCACCACCGTGTTGACGATGTCCATGTCCCAAGAGATCGAGCCGGTGAAGTGCAGATCCGCGCCCTCGGTCAGCGTGCCGCGTGGCGTGCGCTCCCAGGGTACGTGGTAGCTGTACCAGATCCCCGAATCAGACTGGTGCTCTCGTAGCGGTAGCACCGGCATCAGGCGCTCGCGGATGATCTCCATCCACTCCGCCCGCCCGTCAATGTAGACGCCCAGATCCCACGCTTGGAGTTGCGCCAGCGTGGGCGCCATCGCATCCCAGTCCACGGGCAAGCCCGAGGCGAGCAGGCAATGCTCCAAGATCATGCCGCCGCCTATGATGACCTCACCCCGCCCGTTGACGGCGCCGCCGTGGACGAGGTTGGTGGTCAGGTCCGTGGTGTAGTGGTCCTTCGTGCCGTCCTCGTTCTCCCAGGATGCCCCTGTTGCGGAGCTTGTCCCATCGGTCCCGATGATGTAAGCCGCTTGCCGCCGGATCTTGGTGGTACTGCTCACCACCGTGGTGTTGTGCGGCGTGGCGGTGTAGCGGCTTGCTGCGGCGAGTTCTTGCCCGTCGTTGTAGACCACCAGATCGCTCGCGGGGAGATGGTGCCCAGTTACAAGCGCCCAGTCCGTAGCGTATGACCTTTGCCAGCGGATCAGCGGCACGCCAAAGCACCGGCCCAAGGCTATCGGCCACATCTTGTCATGTGCGCCTTGGTTGTAGTAGGCCGCGCCAGCACCTACCGCCAAGGTGCCCCGGTAGCTGTCGCGGATCGTGTAGTCCTCTCCAACCTGTAGCGACTCGCGCACCAAGTCGCGGGTGATAGTCAGCGTCAAGGATCCACCGTCGCCGATGCTCTGGCTCACGCGCGTGGCTCGGGCGTCTTGAATCAAGGTCTCGCGGGTGTCCCAGTCCGCGCCGATTGACCAGAGCGCGACCTCCACGAACATAGCCGCAGGCATTGCGCCGAAGGTGGTGCCCAGTCGCAGGTTCAGCGGGTCACCCACGACCGTGATCTGCATCGACTCCGAGCCATCCACCTCGATCGTGCGGCGTGGCGGCTCGTCAACCACGAGCCCGCCGTGGGCGGAGATGACAGACCCGCCCGCCCACTCGATGGCGGTGGGGCGCTCGGCGATCCAGAGCGTGCGATCCGGCAGGTCAAAGCGGGCAACCACGAGCACCATTAGATCACCTCTTCCAAGTTGAGAGCGGTAACGCGCACCCGTTCAAGCTCATCCTGATCCCCGTAGACGTTCACCTGCTTCACGGTGTCGCCGGTCAGCCGATAGAGCCCGCCGTTGTTGTGCATGTGCGGCGTGGCGTTGTTCAGCACTACGCCAACGACGCCGCCCGGCCCGTTGATGTATCGGTGCAGGGCCGCGACCTCTCCATGCCAGTCGCGCACGGCGATCAGGCTGGGCAGCATTGGCAGCATCATAAGCTTCTGAGGGCCACCGATGAGCGTGGGCGAGCTGTAGCCGTCGGCGGCCTTCTCCACGCGCACGGGGATCCGTGTGCCTCGGTTCCAGCCCCAAGCGGCGTCTGAACCATCACCCGCGTTCATCGAGACCTTGGCGCCCGGCAAGACATACCCGAGGCTAAAGTGCTCGTCTTCGGTGTCTTGTACGGGCACGGTGATCGCCATGTAGCGGCGCGATGAGTTGGGCAGCGCGACCCACATGCTGTCAGCATAGATCGAGACCGTGCCCACCTCGCTCGATAGGTCGGCGCCCGCGACAAAGAGGAAGGTCTCTGAGTTGTCCGTGATCTCGTAGACCGTCCCACTACCCGAAAAGTGCATAAAGTATCGGTGGCCTGGTTTGCTTGCGTACTCGTGCGGGGTCATCTCGACCGCTGGCAAGATGTCCAAGGCCACGCCGCCCAGCTCGGCGGAGTCGATCGAGGCGGTGCGAATCGTCGCGCTCACGGCGGTGCTGTAGGTGGGCGATCCCCACGAGTCAGCGGCGTTGAACTGAACCAGGGCGTCCTTGAAGTTGGTTCCGAAGAGCTGCACCATATCCGGGCGCCATAGGCCAGCGGGACCAGCGTCAAAGACCACCCGCCAGATAGTGGAGTCGTTCACGCTTTGGCACTGCTCCGAGGGGCTCGGGAACGTCCAGAGCGCCTCCTTGGGGAACGCTGAAACCTGCGTCAACGTGTAGGTGTCGCCAGCTACCGCACCCGTGCCGTAGGCTCCCACGGCCAGCCCGGCGTCCATGTACATCGCGCCCGAGTTGGACAGCGCCCGCCCGCGTGAGGTTGCGCCCGATCGGATCCCAAAGCCGTCGGTGGCCATCGCGATCCAGCGCAGGTACAAGTCGGAGTTGCCTGCTACGGATCCGCCAAAGCGGAGATCATTGCCGCTCGTGGCCCCGTCGGTGACGATCGCTTGGTCTGCTATCAGCGTGCTCCAGGCCGCCGCTACGCCATCGGCAACCTTCCGGTAGTAGATGGTGCAGAGCCCGCTTGTTGGCGCTGCATTCAGAAGCACCAGATACTCAAAGAATCCCACGAAGTCGTTGGACCCTACAGACCCGCCCGTGGTGAAGAGCATCCCGGTGGAGTCATAAGCGGCGATCTTATCCCGAGAGAAGCGCAGCTCTACCCACTGAGAACCGCCCGTTATGCTCTTCTGAACTCGCAAGCGGCATCGAGCGTTGCTGGTGTTGCCCGCGACGGCGGCGCTGTGATTGGTCACCGCTCGCACGCGCACGCCGTTGACCGCGCTCATGGCGCTGCGCCAGTTGCCGGGGGCTTGGTAGTCGCTGGCGACCGTGGGCGAGCCGGTGATCTGCCAGCCGGTGGCGGTCATTGCTACCGCAGCGCCTGCGCCCGTGTTCGTCTTGGTCCATCCAAAGCTCACCGGATCAGCAAAGGGAAGGTAGTGGTAGCCGTAGGAATCCCCGGCGTACTCGCTGTAAACTTCTTCGGAGAAGGTGCGGTTCCAGCCTCCAAGGTAGGCGGCCAAGATGTGTCCGTCGGTGCTTGACACCCCGCCGTTGGTGCGTCCCAGTAGCACCAAGCTCCCGCCCATCATGCCAGCGCTCAGTCCCTCCCATGTGTGGCCGGTGAGCACACCGCCCACGTCGAGCCCTACAACCGCCGTGCCTTGCGTTGTTTGGCCAGCCTGCACCCATAGAGCCCCGCCGTTGCTGCTGTAGTACAGGAGCGTCTGCGCGTGGTTGTCCTCCACGACCGTGGCGACCCAGAGATCCCCTTGGTCATCGGTCAGGATCGCCCGTTGCTTGTTGTCGTTGGTGTGCGAGATCTGGAGCGTGGGTATCTCAGTCCAGGCGGCGCCGTCGTCTACGTTGCCGCCAGGGCTCACCGTCTGCTGGTAGACGGCTCCGGCGTCGTCGTCAGCGTGGATCATCACAACGCCGTTGTAGACCGTTGTTCGTGGTCGGTACAGAGTTGCATTGCCAACACCCGAAGGCGTGAAGCTGATCCCGTCCGAGGTGCTGTTGTAGCAGTCCACCGCCGCATCTGCGATCTTCCCACAGATCAGCATCGCAGCCCCGCCAACCCACTCCGCGTTAAGAATGCTTGACGCATTGAGCAGACTTGCGGCGGCGTCGGACAGGATCGCCCAGGTGGCCCCGTGGTCGTCGCTGTACCACGCGGCGACGAACGACCCAGGAGCAAGGCCGTAAGAACTCAGAACGCGCCCGTAGGCGATCAGGCGGCCCGCGTCGGTGATAAGCAGACCCGGCTGGCCGCTTGGGTCTGTTAGCTCGGGAACAGGTGACACCCCGCCGCCGTGGATCACTACCTCGGCCCAGTCGTCGCGGCTGTCCGTCTTGTACCGCCAGATCAGCGCATCGGAGGGCGAGCCGTCCCGATAGGCGACAAAGCCCACGCGCCCGTTGTGGCAGGTGCGCAGGTGAGAAGGGCGCCCGTGAGACTCGGTGGCCGTGCGATAGGCTGGCCGGTCCAGATACTCGCAGAAGGGGCGATCCACCCAGCCACGCAGGAAGGTGTTTGCCTCGCCGTTGAGCTTCCAGTTGACCCGAGCGCCAGCGGTGACCGTAGGTCCGCCCGCTATGTATCCCTCTGGGTTCCCGCCGCCCTCCATCGACAGCGCCAGCGCTACGGGCACCACCTCGGGGTCTACGTGCTCCGCCCACAGTTGGAGGGTTCCCACGTTCCCAGGACCGGCGACAGGACCCAGGCGGACAGCAGACCCGCGCTCCGATGTGGCGGAGAGCACGCGGCTGGGGTCCACGAGGTGCGACGGCGGCAAGAGATAGCGGGCCATGCTTAGGCTCCCTGAAAGCTGGAGAAGAGACCGGAGATCGACCGCTGTCTCTGTAGTGTACGGGCAAGCGAACCACCACCCGAGCCCGTGGCGCTCCGTGCGATAGCGCGGGCGGCGTCCTTGAGTTCATCAGCGGCGCCGATCAGGGCATCAGCGGCGGCGGCCAGTCCCCCGTCCGTGTCTCCGCCTCCATCCCCTGCGGCGACCTCGCGGCGGCTACCTTGGGTGAAGGTCTCGCCCGTGCTGTCTTCGGAGGTGTCGATATCGGAGGCGGCGACCGATACAGCGCCAGCACCTGCGGCGGCGGCCACCGCGCCAGCGCCGAAGAGGATCGCCTTGGGCACGTTGCCCGTGGCGGCGTAGGCTATCGCCTTGGTGGTGAAGAACTGCGCGAGCTGCATCAGCAGACTACTAAACAGTTCGAGCCCTTGCTTCTTCATGGTCTCGCCAAAGCTCACGTCTTCATCTGCTACGGCCTGGCCTCCGGCGCGGGCAAGCTCCAACGCTATGTCGCCGCCTTGCTTGGCTACCGCCAGCCGTCGGGCTTGGGTCTCTTCAAGGATCCGCAGGCGCTCGTCGGCGGCTTCTTGCTCGGCTTCTGCCCAGTCCGCATATTGCTCATCGCGGAGTTCGGTGGCCCTTTTGAAGGAGTTAGCGGCCTCTTCTGCTTCCTCGTCTCGGTACTGTTTGAGGATTTGACCGATAAGGTCTTGCCGCTCTTTGAGGGCCACGACCTCCGGGTCCTCTTCGGCACCGTCCTCCTTCTTGCCTCGGTTCTTGCTTGTCCCGCCCGTGCCCGCTTCTTCAATGCTCTTGAGGATCTGCTCTGTGCCCGCGTTGATCTCCGAGATGTCATCTTTAAGGCTCTTTGCCTCTGCCTTGTTCTGGTTCATCTCCTTGAGCGATGCCGCCGCTTGGGCTCGGCTTGCAATGGCCCGCTCTTCAAACATGCGCGCGCTCAGATCCAGCAAGCCGCCCGGATCGCTGATCAGAGCCATAGCGTTCAGGATGCTGGCGTTGCTATCGAAGAGCCGAGCATTGAACCGCGCCGTTGTCGCATCAAGCCCAAGCATCAAGCCCTGGATCGAGGTGATCGAGAGCTTCACGCTTAGAAAGCCCGCGCCGATGTCGCCTACGCTCTTGACCACGAACATCAGCGAGCCCTTGAGCCAGCGCCCGGTCTCTTGGGCGATCCCTGCAACGGCCTCTTCGTTCTCCACAAGTAGGCGGTTCATCTCTCCGATCGCGGCCTTGCTTGCGTCGTAGAAGCCCGCGTCTGCAACCTGTCGCTGAAAGTCGCCCCAAGAATCTTTGAGGTTCGAGACTTGGCCGTCCAGCGTAGCGGCAAGCCGAGCCGTTCCGCCTTCGTATTCTGACAGGGTGATCAGTAGTTCCTCGCGGAACTGGCCGATCTCCATGTTCGTCGCCTTGATCCCCGTCCGCAGTTCTATCGCGGCAAGCACGCCACGCTCGCGCAGTACATCGGCGGCGCCTGCACCGCCCGCCATAGCCTTTCCAACGCTCATCGCAGCATCGCTCAGCCCAAGACCCAGAGCGGCGGATAGGTCCATCACCTTGGGCAGCACCTTCTCGGCGTCTACGCCAAAGCCTCGCAGGCTGGCCTCGGCCTCCACGATGCCCGGAAGCTCGAAGGGCGTGGTCTTGCCAATGTTGGCGAGTTCCTGCATTCGGTCTCGCGCGTCCGCAGCGCTCCCCATCAGCGTAGTTAGCCGGGTCGATAGGTTCTCAAACTGCGCGCCCTCTTCGAGCACGCCCTTAGCGAACAGACCAAGCGCACCCGCCGCACCCACCGACGCGGCAAACCCAGCCTTGAGCGCGGCCCCGGCAACGTCGCCAGCCTTGGCCGCTATGCCCTTGACCTTGCCCATCTCCTTCTTGAGTGGGCCGAGATCGGCGCCAACTTTGAATACTACGGGTTCAGCCATGGTCAGCTCTCACGGGTGCGGGGTGTGCGTCTACGGATAGGGTGCCCCGGCGTGTCCAGGCGCGGCCCAACCAGAGAGCGCGGTCAAGTTCAGGCAGGGCGGCGAACTCCGCCCAGGTGCGACACTGCGCCGCCTCCATGGCCAGAACCCGTAGCCCCAGGGCGGTCACGTCGCCGCGTCTTGCGGTGAGACGTTTCCCGCCGCTTGGGCCTGCGCGATCACTGTTAGATCGCCGTGCTGGATCGTGTTGTAGCCCTTGAGGAGCTTCATCAGGTCGCCCTCTCGGATGTTGGCGGCTACCAGTTCAGCGCGGATCGAGTCCGCTAACTGCTCCACCTCGCGGCGCTCGATCGGCATCGGCACCGGGTAGGTCTGCTCCAACTCTCCGCCCTCGGAGAGCACCTTGCCGATCATCAGAGAGATCCGATGCCCACGCCACTTGAGCACATCGGGCGCGGAGTCCTCCATGGCGACGGCTTTAGCGGGCTGGCCCACGGTGCTCACGTAGTTTACCGGGCGAGCATAGACGCGCTCAAGTTCGTCTTCCCATCCAACGACAGGGGCGACAAGTGAAAGCTCCAGGGTCTCGGATCCTCGGCTTAGGGTCACCGTAGTGGCGGCGTGTTGTGTGAATGACTTCATGTGTCCTCCCAGGACGTGCCCCAAGGGAAAGCGGCAGCACCTCCGGGCGGTCCCGGTGGGGCGCAGGTGCCACCGCAGGCGATCAAGTGAC